GCAAGATTGCTACAAAGGGTGCTGCTAAAATAGGCGCAAAGGCAGTTGGTAAATCTCTCCTAAAGAAAATCCCAATCATTGGTGCAATCGCTGGTCTCGGATTTGGAGCGATGCGAGCACTACAAGGAGACTTTGCTGGTGCTGCTGGTGAAGTAGCGTCGGGCGTTGCTTCTACTGTTCCTGGAATGGGAACTGCTGCATCTTTCGCCATTGACGCTGGACTTGCAGCAAGAGATATTTCAAGAGAAGGTGAATCCACTGAAGGTTCAACAGAATCCGTCGACGGAGCAAGAGCAGAAGGTGGACCAGTGTCTGCTAATGGTTCTTATCTAGTTGGTGAAAATGGACCTGAGTTATTTTCTCCAAATTCTGCTGGAACGATTAAAACCAATCCAGTTACTAAGAGTGATTTGGAAACAGGAAATAATACCGCCGCAGCGAATCTAAAAGAAATGACTGAAAGTGCAAAAGAAGATACTGCACCAGTTATCAATGTTCCTCCACCAACTGTAATTCAACAACCTGCTGCACCGTCACAAAATGGTGGTGGCGGATCTCTACCAATGGATACAGTAAGAACTGAAGACAGTAGTTGGCAACGATTCCAAAATAGAAGATCTTTCGGATAAAAAAAGGGGGACTTAATTGTCCCCCTTTTCATTTTATTCGTCCGCGAGACTCGAGAAGTAACTCATCGTGTCATCATCAGAATCTTCTTTCCAAGGTGGAGTATCATCTACCTTGGACGCTGCTGGTGCAGACTTCATCTTAGTTTCAACGAACAGTTCGTCTTCGGCATCAAGCGGATTAGACTTTTCTGCTGTAGGAACACGAGAAACGCCAGATAGGACTAGGTTCAACTTGTTCTTCAGTTCGTCGTATGACTTGAAGTTTGAAGGATCCAGAAACGCTGCAAGCGAATGGGTCTTACCCCAAATCTGTTCCAACTTATCTTCATTTTCGTCGAGAGGAGTTGAACCGTCGAATTCCGACTTATCGTAGTTACGATAACCTTCAACCTGACGAATGCGCAACTTAAAGTTAGCACCTTCCCAGAGGTCGAATGGATTGACTGGTTTCTCGTCTTCAAACGTAGGTTGCATCACATCCTTAATCTTATCGAAGATCTTCTTTCCGTACTTATACAGGAAGACCTTACCTTCGTTCTCAGGATTCGCAGGATCGCGAATAACAAGAACGTTTGAGATGTAAGAAAGGCGACGCTTTTGCTTACGAGCAATTTCCTTGTTCGATTCGATACCTGAATTCCAAAGTTCGGAATTAAGTTCGCCTACAGGATCTGGTTTGTTAAGAGTAGTAAGTGAGTTTTCGATATACCACTTACCAGTTGGACCTTGGAAACCATGGTCCCATACGCGAACCCACGGAAGTTCTTCACCTGCAGGAGCAGGGAGGAAACGAAGCACTGCTTGACCGTTACCTGTCTTATCGACAGTCGGTTTCCAGAGACGATCATCATCGCCACGTTTTTCTGTGGTGGGGTTTGCGATTGACTCGACTGCCTTCATGAGAGAGTCGAAATTTCCACGTTGCTTGCGGAGGTCAGATAGAGAATTATTTGACATATGTATTGTCCTTATGTTTGCGTTGTATGTTTATTTTGACGTTGTATCATAATAAAAGTCGTCATCGAAATCATCTTCTCGACTACCAATATATTTATACAAGTTGTTTTTGCTTTTACGTATTTTATTTACGTCTTTTTCATTATGTCGAATGCGGTTGGAACCACGGTCTTCATAATCGCTTCTACGAGACTTACCCATAGTTATTTTACCACCGTCCCAATCTCCTGTTCTAGTTGGCGGATGTAATGCCCCTTATCAATTTTGACAAAGGGTTTATATTTCTTTACCAAATGCACGAAGTCATTCCAAATAAAATCATTCGATAAAGAACTATAATCGTTATTCTCTAGTATACCTATTTTTGCCAAAATAGCAATAGATTCTAGAGAAATCTTTTTACCAAGATAAAGTTTTAATATCTTGGGGTGTTGACCATCAATTACTTCGAGGGGATTACCATCTGCATAGAGAGTTTGGATATCTTGTTTAAAAGTATATCCTAATTTCTGCATTCGTGTCTGCCACTCTGTATAGACTTCATTTGCCTCTGTATCAAAAACACCACCCCATTGATTTCCAGATACAAAATTGGCAACTAGAAAATCAATGA